ACACAGATGTACCTTGCTGCAAATGGCCCTATGGCAGCTATGGCTATGACGGGCGTACTAACTGACCCTACCGCTTTAGGTAACAGGGATCGTATAGCAGCGTCCCGTGAGATCCTAGACCGCACAGGCATTGTCAAAACAGAGCGTATAACTGTAAAGACGGATGCCCCCAGTTTATTAATCTTTCCCCCAAAATCAGAACCTACATACGATGAGGACGATGGTGACTCAAGAAGAAACTAATACGTGGAGGCCCGTAGTACGTAAGAGCCGACAGATACCGTTTGGGTATAAGGCAAACCCAGCAGACAATACTACACTGCTACCCGTAGAAGAAGAATTAAATGCGTTAGTAGAGGCAAAAGAATATCTAAAGTCCTGTAGCTATAGGGAGGTAGCCAGATGGTTATCTGCTAGGACAGGAAGAAGCATAACATATCAGGCCCTACATAAGCTGATGACTAAGGAAAGAGATAGACAGAATGCAGTCCAATCGTACAGACATTACGCCTCCAAAGCGAAAGAGTACGCCGAAAAAGAAAAGAGTATCCAAGACAAAATCCTCTATACGCCAAACGAAAAAAGAGGAGAGCCAATCGACACTAGTTGGGCAGACGGACTCTTATCCTCTCAAGGTTGAGGAGCCTGTAGAGCCAGATTACAATTCTAATAGAATATCAATAAACAAAGGGCCACAGGAAAGTTTTATAAATGCACCAGAAAGGGAGGTGCTATACGGAGGGGCAGCAGGTGGTGGAAAGAGTTTTGCACTACTAATAGACCCTCTTAGATATTGTGATTATGCAGAGCATAGCGCACTAATACTCAGGAGAACCAATGATGAACTTAGGGAGCTTATCCATAAGTCTACAGAAATCTATCCAAAGTTTTATCCGGGGGCTAAGTGGTCTGAAAGAAAAAGTCAGTGGACTTTTCCATCGGGTGCTAGGATATGGCTCACGTACTTGGAACAAGATAAAGACGTTCTACGTTACCAAGGTCAAAGTTTTTCCTACGTGGGTTTTGACGAGCTTACGCAATACCCTACATCGTTTCCGTGGGATTATCTCAGGTCGAGATTAAGATCTATTAATCCTAATATACAAGTGTCTATGAGAGCGACAACAAACCCCGGTGGTCCCGGTCATTCGTGGGTTAAGAAAATGTTTATAGATCCTGCCACGCCTAACAAGTCGTTCTGGGCTAGGGATCTAGATACTAAAGAAGTGTTAAGGTATCCGAAAGGACATAGCAGAGAAGGCGATCCTCTATTCCAGAGGCGATTTATACCTGCTAGTTTAAAAGATAATCCGTACTTGTACAATACGGGTGATTACGAAACAATGTTACTGTCTTTGCCAGAAGTACAGCGAAAACAGCTACTATATGGAAGTTGGGATATAGCAGAAGGTGCAGCCTTCTCAGAGTTTGACAGAAGTATACACGTAACTACGCCTTATAAAGTACCTAGTAACTGGAGAAAATTTAGGGCGTGTGATTATGGTTATGGCTCTTACTCTGCTGTTTTGTGGTTTGCTGTTACGCCAGATGATACACTGGTTGTATACAGGGAGTTGTATGTTCGTAAAGTATTGGCGATAGAGTTAGCTAGGCTGATACTAAATTTAGAGAGCGAGGATGGCACAATATCGTATGGGGTACTTGACTCCTCATGTTGGCACAAGCGAGGCGATACGGGGCCTAGCCTAGCAGAGCAAATGATAATGGAAGGGTGTAGATTTAGACCCTCCGACAGAAGTAAGGGTAGTAGAGTTAGCGGAAAGAATGAAGTACACAGGCTATTATCAGTAGATGAAGATACAGATATGCCGGGTATACAGATATTCAATACGTGTACAAATCTAATATCTCAACTACCAATAATACCATTGGATAAAAGAAATCCAGAGGATGTAGATACCCATGCAGAGGATCATCTATACGATGCACTAAGGTACGGAATACAGTCTAGACCCGTACCTCGCAACATATTTGATATGGATACGGCAACTTCGCCTAAACCTAGATTTGAACCTGCTGATGCTACATTCGGATATTGAAAGGTAAAATATGGCTTACGATTCAGAGTTTATAGAAGACAGTGAGAGCGCATTCCTAGAGAATGATGAGTCAGATGAGGGTGTATCTGGTCTAACTGACTATATACAGAAGCAGTTTACTAGGGCTGAAGATGCACGATATACAGAAGAAAACAACTGGATCAGGGCATATAAGAACTACAGGGGTGTATACAGTTCTGACGTACAGTTTACGGAGACTGAGAAATCCCGTGTATTTATTAAAGTAACAAAGACAAAAGTACTTGCAGCGTATAGCCAAATTGTAGACGTACTACTTGCAAACAACGAGTTTCCTTTATCAGTAGAGCCTACTACCTTACCAGAAGGTGTAGCTGAGACAGTACACTTTGATCCTAACGCTCCAGCAGACGTAGAAACGGGCGAGATGCCAAAAGACTTATACGGCTATGAGGGAGATGGTAGAGTATTACCGCCCGGAGCCACGGCATTACAAGACCTAGAAGAAAAACTAGGCCCACTACAAGATGCCCTAGAAGATGTAGATACATTGAAAGAAGGTTTTGGTATAACGCAATCTTCTGTAAACTTTCATCCTGCAATGGTTGCTGCAAAGATGATGGAGAAGCAGATTAAAGATCAGTTAGAAGAGTCAGACGCTACCAAGCACCTAAGAAATGCAGCGTTTGAGTGTGCGCTATTTGGTACTGGTGTACTAAAAGGCCCATTTGCTACAACAAAAGAGTACCCTAACTGGACAGATGAGGGTGAATACGATCCTACAGTTAAGACAGTGCCTAAAATATCCTACGTATCTGGTTGGAACTTCTACCCTGACCCAGATGCAAGTACAATAGAGGACTGTGACTACGTAATAGAGCGACATAAACTTACAAGATCCCAACTACGTGCATTACGCAATAGACCATTCTTTAGAGAAGACGCTATCAAAGAAGCAATAGAGATGGGCGAAAACTATTCTATAAAATGGTGGGAGAGTAGCCTCTTAGAGTCAGAAGATGAGGACAGTTCACACAGTTATAACACACAACGCTACGAGGCACTAGAGTTCTGGGGTATATTAGACAGGGCTATAGCAGAAGAGTCTGGCATAGAGATACCCGGCGAGTACGAGGACGTAGATGATCTACACGTAAATGTCTGGATATGCAACAACGAGGTACTCAGGTTTGTAGTTAATCCGTTCCTACCAAAGCGTATCCCATACTGTGCAGTGCCGTATGAAGTCAACCCATATGCTTTCTTTGGCATAGGCGTAGGCGAAAACATGGACGATACACAGACCCTGATGAACGGGTTTATGCGTATGGCAGTAGATAATGCTGTATTGTCAGGTAATTTACTGATAGAAGTAGACGAAACCAACCTGACTCCGGGCCAAGACCTGACCGTATATCCCGGTAAAGTCTTTAGAAGACAGGGCGGTGCGCCGGGACAGGCAATATTTGGCACTAAGTTTCCTAACGTAAGTAACGAAAATATGCAACTGTTTGATAAGGCTAGAGTGTTAGCTGATGAGTCTACAGGTATACCATCATTCTCACATGGGCAAACTGGTGTAACTGGTGTAGGTAGAACGGCAGCAGGTATCTCGATGCTTATGGGTGCAGCAGCAGGATCTGTTAAAACAGTTGTAAAGAACTTTGACGATTACCTGTTACGTCCTCTAGGTGAGGCAATGTTTGCATTTAATATGCAGTTTAACTATAACAAAGACATAAAGGGTGACTTAGAAGTTAAGGCTAGAGGCTTAGAGAGCCTGATGCAGAATGAGGTACGATCACAAAGGCTCATGTCTTTCTTACAGATCGTAAGTAATCCAGTACTTGCACCATTTGCTAAGTTTCCATTTATTATACGCGAGATAGCTAAGTCTATGATGCTAGATGCAAACAAAGTAACAAATACGCCAGAAGAAATGTTACGTCAGACTTACTTGATGCAAAAGAATCAGGAAGCTATGGGGCAAGGTGGGCCAGAGCAAGGGCCTATGGATATGTCAGGCGTAGGTGGCGGTAACATAGGTGTGGGTGCAGCGCCAGTACCGGGTGAACAACAATTTACGGGGCAACCACCACAACAGGCTCCACCTGCACAACCCCAGATGCAACCACCTCCACCAAATGAAGGTCTACCACCGGGTATGCTACAATGAAGACTGAAAAGCTATATCCTATAGTTTCTAATCCTAAGTACAAAGAGTTTGAAGAATACTTAATTTACTTAAAAGAAAGAGCAGTAACAACTATGGCATATGCTGATGATTCTATAACTATACATAGATGTCAGGGGCAAGTGTCTACTATAGACCAGCTACTAAAACTAAAGACTAATGTTTTACGTGAAACAAAAGGTAGTGATATATGGCGATAGAGGAAGAAACTCCTGTATTAGAAAGCGCATTAGACAGGTTTAGAAGAAGAGATACCCTAAGAAGAAGAGGTAAAGGTACGCCATTAGCTAGATTTGCTAGAGGTGTAAGTGAAGGTGTACCAGAGCAAATATCTTTAGAGGGCTTTATAAAATCTTCTCTGGTGCTACCCCCATCTCTTGTTGTAGGTTTTATATCTGGTCTAGGTAAAATAGGCGGTAACTTTGCTTCATTAGTCCGTCTGTTAGATCAGAAAGAAGTAGATAACTTTTTCGCAAGAGCTAACGCAGATTGGGCAGAAACTACTGCAAAGTTTGTAGGAGATGACGATCCAGCAGCTAAAAGAGCAGCAGGTCTTATGACCACAGTAGGTACTGCTGGTGGTGGTATGGTAAGTTATGCCGTACCTGCCATAGGTTTTGCTAGAATATTTAATCAGGCATTTAAAGTTAGACCACTAATAGCTACACTATATGCAGATGCATTAGTGGGTTTTGGAGGTATGTCTCCAGAAGAAGAGAATATATTTAACCTTGCAAAAGAAGCATCTGAAAATGGGGATCAAGAAACCCTAGCAGAATTAGCTAGTATATTAGCTACTGACCCAAATAGCTCTGAGTTTGAAAACAGAATAAGGAATGCAGGTGAGGCAATTCTTATGCTAGGAGGTTCAGAGGCTATAATTAAAGGATTTAAAAAACTAGCTAGGGCAGTAAAAAAAGGAAACAATACTGAGAAAACAATAGATGCTGTAATGCAAGAACTGCCACCAGAACAAGCAAGTAAACTAAAAGAAATACTAGAGCCTAACCCAGACAATCCTAACAAACTAGGTGCTACTGTAGATGAAGTAGAAGAGATAACAGGTAAACCTGTAGAAGAAAAACCTGACCCAATAGATAAACAGACAGAAGAAGTACTTACAGATGCAGAGAAAAAACTTGTAGTGCAAGAGAAGTTTAATTTACCTACAAGTTCAAATATAGAAAAAGAAACAGTAGATAAGTTAATGAAATCTATAGAAGATGGTTTTCCTTTAGAAACAACAAGAGCAAAAGCCCTAAAGATAGAAGACCCGTTTGATGACGAACTTTCTTCATTCCAAGAAAAGTATTTAGCAGGAGAGACTGAACCAGATATTTTCGAGCCAGATCCTAAATTTAAAAAAGAATTTGATGAAAAAGCAAAAGAAATAGAACAACAAATAGATGAGCAAGATCCAGATTTAGTTAAAGCTAAAACAAAATTAGCTGCAATGGGAGAGCAAATTTCTGTTACTACTGAAGAAATACAGTTCGTATATAACGCAGATATATTAAAAGAAATGAATGACATTGCAGATATGTTTGAAAAAGGGTATGTGTTAAGTTTTCCAGAGCTAGAAAAAGCTACGATGTTAGTTAAAAAAAGTGAGGGAAAGTTTGTTGAGCCGGGTATAAATCTTGGTAACAGTAAAAAAATTAGAAAAATGTTAAATGAAGTTAAAAAAATAGCAAAGGGTGAAATAAAAAATGAAGACCTTTCTCCTGAACATCAAGCACACGTAGCAGAGTCGTATACTAATTACTTTGAAGGATCTCACAATTATAACGCTGAAGTTGGTTTACATAAGTATTACCCAGAAGAAGCCACTACATTAATGAAAAAGACAGTAAAACCTGCTACTGGTGAAGATATTACATTTGATGAGGATTTTGATCTTGATGATTGGGAAATAGAAGATGCTAAGATAAAACCCACAGAAAAACCAACTACGCCAAGCGCACCAGAAATGCAAGAATTTAAAGTAACAGGTAAAAAACCGGGCGGTTCATCTGACGGTGCTGAAATAACAGATATTGCTACAGGTATAAAATACATAGCAAAATATCCTAAAAATATAGAACAGGCAGCGCAAGAAGCATTAGCATCTAGGGTATATCAGTTAGCAGGTGTATACACTCCAGAAGTAAAAGTAATAACTGCTACCGTAGACGGTAAAAAGAAAACTATGCTAGTGTCTGAATTTATAGAAGATCTTAAACCGTACAACCCAGATACCGTATCACCAATGGAAATAGGTAGACTACACGCTGCTGCTGCTGTACTGAGAGATTGGGATGCTGTTGGTTTGAGCAAAGACAATATAGTGTTTGTTACTTTACCTAACGGTCAAACAAGACTTGCACAAATAGATGCAGGAGGTTCTCTAGAATTTAGAGCGCAGGGTGAGTTTAAAGCTGGAGATTTTTCTGATAAAGCAATAGAAGAATGGGAAAGTATAGCAAAAGCAAATGAATCAGTATTTAAAGGAGCATACGATAAAGATAAAATTGCCTATATGAAGGGCGTAGAAGATGCTCTTATAAGATTATCTCGCATACCAGAAGGTACATTATCCACTAAAGAAGTAGGATCATATGCGGGTGCAGGAATAGATTCAACAAAAGACTTATCTAAAGTAATAACAGATCGTATAGAAAATTTAAAGAGTGATCTAGAAGAAGCAATTGATATGCATGGTGGTATAGCGATTCCTACTACAGCCCCACCAGTAGAGGGTGTAGACGCTGTTATAAAAGATGCTACCTTTGAGCCTAGTACAAAAAATTTAAATAAAATAGATGAAAAAGAATTTGAAGATCAAAAGGCATATATAAAAAGAAGAATCTCTAGGTATATAAATTTACCTGAAACAAAAGCTAAAAAATTAGGATTTGATCCTAGTACTCCAGTAACTAGGTATGAGCAGTATGCAGGTATACCCGGCGTTAAGGGTAGTATATCTGCCACTACTTTAAAAGAAGAAGAATTTGTTAAAGAAAAAACTTCAGAAATACCTTCAGACGTAGGGGTTGGGTTTCTTCCTGCTGGACAAACTTTTCCTATTACTCCCGTAAGTAAAGATGCCTATGTAGGATCACAAATAAAAGAGGTATATGATGCAGAAAAAATAGATAATCCTAATTTTGAAGATGTAAATAAACTCCCTGCAAATATGTTAATAAAAGGAAACATACAGGCGTTGCAAAGTAGGATTATGGCTGATTTACCAGCTATAAAAAACGCAGATAAAACACTAAAACTTATGTTAGATCCTCATGGAGGAAAACACACTTTATCTAGTTTTAAAGGAAAAAGTGATACAGATGCTTATGGTAGATCTACAGGAGTTTTTTATGCTGGCCCAGCCTTTAATAATGCTTTTATATTTAAAGATGGTATTACTACTAAAGAAGTAACTAAATTAAAAGAAGATTTAGATTCAGCTATCATAGATGCTGTTCAAGGGCCTAAAAGTGGTACGCCTATTAAATTTTTAACGCTAGGAAAAAGTATAAACTTTCATGTTCCTAATAGTATTATGGGGTCAACTTTACCATCAAACCCTAACTATAAAGAATTAAAAAGTGTTTACGATACTATAAAAACTGCTATTACAGACCTTAAAACTGCTCCTCAAGGAAAAGATATAATAGATGCATACACAGATTTAATATTCGCAAATGCGTATGGTAGTAAAATGGCCCTTGCTTTAAAAAGTCCCGGTCTTAGTAGTACTGTTATTCCTAAAGGAAGAATTACAAAGTTTGATTATTCACCTACTACTCCACAAGGAAAAAAACAATACAAAGAATTTTTTGGAGATAAGTGGTTAGAAGAAGCAAGTCTACTTGTAGGCCAAGTTAGGATAAAAGGTTGGTCACAGACAGAATCAAATGGAGAAGCAATAAATATATTTTTAACTAGTTTAAATAAAGGTGCTAAAAGTCCAGACGATGTGTATTTAACTATACCAGTTGCTGATGAGGTTACATCAGAGTTTATTAATTATTCAAAAATAGCAGATAAGAAAAATACTAAAGTAGATTTTCTAGGTAGACCTCCTTTTGCCCAAGCTACACTTTCTCCTGTACAGGCTAAAGACGTAGTAAAAGAAGCTAGTTCAAAAGTAAAAACTCAATTTTACGTAGATGAACAATATAAATACATATCAACAATAAAACCTGTAGTATTTAAAGATAAAAAACCTAATGAGATAGACTCTAAAAAATCCGCACTATTTAATAGCAATGCAGGTT